GACCAGATCCTTCTAACTGCTCAGGAAGAACAGCGTTGGCTACCTTACGTCCTGGTGAGTACTTAGCTGCGTTAACAGCATCGAGTACTTCTTGAAAACCTGAAGCATTCAAAGAGTCTGTCTTGAAACCTTTGTAAGCAATTCTTGCTACTTGCTTTTCTTCTTCGGTTCCTTCTGCGACAATCTTGTCAAGGCTTTCGCCGGCAGCAATTCTAGTAGCAACGTTTACTTGAGCATCGCCATATCTCTTGCGTGCTTTTTCAATTCTGTTGACATCAAAGACTTTATCGCCCTTATCGTTGGCTGCATCCCAAGCTGCCTGAAGACCTGATAAACCTTTGTACTGGTTTCCTGGTTGTGCATCTTCGAGCGCATTGGCTAATTCCACAGCACGATAGGCACGAGTTGTGACGTCTGAAAGTTCTTGCAAACCTGATAGCAGCTTGCCACCTGTGTAGTGCCAAGTAGTTCCTAGCCAGCCACGAGATTCTGGGGTTTCTCCAGTAACTCCTTTAAGCGCGTTCTTTTGCGCTGGAGTTTTGCTGTTAAATTCTTGTGTTGCTACATTTGCTGGAAGATTACTTAATTCTCTATGGACATTAAGAGTCTTATTAAGTGCTTCAATTCTAGCACGTTCAGCATCACTTAAACCGGCAGCAAAGGCTGCTGCATTTAAGTTATCAGCCATTAGTCACCCCGCGCTAACGCTTGCTGGTACAGGATTCCTATTTCACCAGTTGTATCGAATGGCAACATCTTTGCTAGTGTGTCTGATGTCTTAACTGTCTGCTTACCCATCATTAGTACTTCTGGTCCTGGACCTGCACCCATTGGGATACCTGCAGTAATTGGTTCATCTGGACGTTGTGATGGTGCGAATAATGGTGTGATTGCTTCGCCTGCTGCAGCACGTACTTCTGCTGCTGGTGTAGGGCGTGTATCTGGAGTCTTTGCAAGTGGAGCGCCTGACTTAATAGCCTGCGTCTCAACACCTTCTCCGTAAGAGGTTGAACCCATATCGAGTTTATCGGTACGAGTTGAATACTGTCCTGGACCGGAAGGACCTGCTAATGGGTTCATTGGCGCAGTTGTCATTTGTCCTCCTCTAAAGTCTCTAAGTCTTGTGTCATTTGTTCCCACACTTTGTTTTCTTCTACTGAGCGATTAGCGTGGTAGATGCTCAGTTCGTATAACGCTTCAAAAAATCCTGATATTGCTTGCATTAAGTTATATGCAAACTCTGCAAATACAACTATGAAGTGAGAACGGCGTACAGGAGGTGGCACTTTATTATTTTGCATCTCCTGCACGCCTTTCCACTAATTAAGCCTTCTTGCCTTTGCGAGCTGTTCCGGCATAACCGAAGTCAACTTTACCGCCCTTAACTGATCCTGCCTTAGTGTCAACCTTGATTGGCTGTACTGGGGCTGGAGCGTGTGATCCCTTGTTCATATTTGCACCTCCTTCGGTTACGCTGCGCCGGTGATACCGGCTAGTAGTGTGGCTATATCTGGAGTTTGACCAGTAGCAGGGGCCGAACCACTTTGTACTTGTGGAGGTTGCTGCGAGGCAGAAGCGGGGGCCGCACCTGCTACTGGAAGTTCTGGTGCCATTTCTGGCTGTGGTTCTGGTGCAAAGACCTTCTCCACGATTGATTCAAGTGCTAATCCTTTTTGGCGACCCTTGATAACCTCTGCGATACGAGAGACAATCTGTGAAGGGTCTTGCCCCTGCGCTGCGAGAGCAGGTATTGCCTGTGCATACTGGGCCACAGAAACGCGAAGAGCGTCGCGCATTTCTTCAATATCAACACGCTGTTCCTCCTGTGTGACGTTAAGGTCCATTGGAATTTCACGACGTACATAGTCGCGGGATACCAACTTGTCTGAACGCATCTGGAGTAGTGCAATGATTGCACGTGATGGGTCCATACCAGACATAATTCCGTAACGTACTTCTACACCGTATTCGCCACGAATGTCGCGTCCTGGTGTGTACTTCAAGACGTAAGGTGTTCCATCTTCAGAACCCTTGATTGTCTTCTGTACGCTACTAAATAGCTTCTCGTCTACCTCAAAGCATAGCCCAACGAGATCGCCAAACATTCTGGCGAATTGGGCCTGTGCGGATTTAATCTGAGTATCAAAGCCAGCCTGCAGTTCTTGAACGCCACGACCAGTAATAACACTTGCGTTGATGTTTCCGGATCGTGATTCAGGGTAACGAGCGCCAAGCCGTAGTTCACGTTCTAGTACTCCTGACTCAGTAAAGACTCCTGGTGGTAGTTCTAGTCCAACGCGACGAATGTTCTGCGGTTGGGAAGAACGCATAATAGAATCTGGACCGAGTGCAAGTTCCTGTACATCCTGTGGGATAGCAATAGGTGCTTGGATAGACTTTTCTGCTGCTTGAATCTGTAGGATTGCAAAGCGAGCGCGTGCAAGCTGTACTGCCAAGACATCATCAAACTGACCGCGTGCTTGTCCATCAAGAGATGGACGCATCGCTACGTGTACAAGACACTTACCGACTGGGTTTGGTGTACGTACAAGAGTAAGATTCTGACGCTCTGGTAGGTAGATAAGGTCTTGCTCGTTGTCGTGGTAGCGAACCATAGTGATGTATGGGTTACCAGGCTGGTAGTTATTCTTCTTGTAAATCTGTTCTGCAAACTCTGGGTACTGAGATGCAAGAGTTTCCGTGTCAGTATTAAGAACCTGAGTCAAAGAAACTACGCGACCAAAGCGGTCCATCTCTGGGTAGCAACCCCAAGGGTTGAGTAGGCGCATACGTGGATTGTTAGAGTCGTAGTCCATCTCGACCATACCAATCATCATTCCGTATGTGTTATACCAGTCAGCACCTTCATACATCTGAAGCTGTAACTCTGATACGCCAACATAGAAGTTAGCGATACGAGTTCTAGTATCAGCAGCCTTACGCGCTGAATCGGAAACCATATTGGATGCAGAGCAGTTAAAAGATGGAAGTGGTGCCATTGCTTCTGCCAAGTCACGGGCTGCAACGTCAATAAAGTTGGCAACGAGTGGCTTAGGGTAATCCTCGGAGAACATCGAAGGATAGACCTTAGATAGATCTCCTTGACGCACCGAAAGGACGTCACGCATACGCTGGTCGCGGGCTGCAAACTTGGTCTGCAAGCGACCTAACTTCGCGTTAACTTCTTTTGGTGTTAGCACTGGGGTTCCTTAATTTGCTGTGTTTACGTAAATGCCGGTCTTCTTGGCTGTTCTTGCCTTGGCTTTTTGGTTGGCAATGAATGCTTTTTCAGAAGCGGTCATTGGCTTCTTGGTTGCTTTGGCTGTTGGCTTAGGTGTTGGCTTCTTCATTTCTGGCATTGTGTCTCCTTAGACGAACAGTTTGTTCTGGTTGGCAAGCATCTCGTCTATATTGACGACTACTCGTTTGCGCTTTTCTGCGCTAGTTAAAAATGGATTCTTCAAGTGGTGGGTGGCGTACTGGCCGTAGTTGAGCATCTCTCTTGCTCTAATCTCACAGAACCAAAGTGCCATCACCATATCGGTCTTACCCTTAGTGGTAGGTGTCCACGTAATCAACTGCTCGATAAGAGCCTTGACGTTTTCAGTCTGGTCACTAGGTAGATGTATTAAGTTATCGCGGTGGTGCTTACCATCGTGTTGCTTGGTACCAAATAGGGTAGCCATAGATGCCACACCGAAGCCTGAGTCCCACTTATTAGAACCAGTATGGTGTTCTTTGAGTAGAACGCCGCGAGATGCCAAGAATTGCTTAATGCCTTCATCTTGAGTAAGAAATGCCTGAAAAGCATTCTTCTCAATAATCCACTCACTGGGCGAGTAGAGCGAAGTCCAGTTAAGGATAATGTCGCGGATCTGCTGCGGTGAGGGGCGGGTCACCTTCATAGCGTCTACGATGTAGCGCTTAGAGGTGGCACGGTCTACGGCGTAACAGATAGCTGCGGTGTCGCCGACAATGGCCGGGTCCATACCACAGATAATCGTAAAACCACTTAAATCTTTTGGATGGCCCGGATGTCCTGGCTCAAGTCGGCCGGACTTACGCATTCCATCAATCGAGCCTCGTACACATACTGGGTCAACGGCAGC